TCCGTGCTTAATTCACCAGTCACAGACACGACAGGTTGTGTAGTTTCTGTAACTACTTCTTCAGCTCTAACAATACCAAACAATCCTAGACAAGCGATTGAAAAGGTGATTAGAGTCTTCATACTAAGGTTCTTCATTTAGTTTTCTCCTTAACTATTAACTTACTCGTTTACTGTTATGTTATATAACATTAAAATAAAAAAAGAGTCAAAAATGCATATAATCCTTCCACAGGATATTTTTTAATAACTTGTATATTAACCAGGATTATTGAATCAGCGATTGATTCTTTGTATGTTTTTTGCTCTTTTCATAAGATAATGTTCTATAACCATTGTATATAAATATGATATATATTCTGAAAACATAACATTTTTTTTGTTTCGTGTATATAAAACCATATTTATAATGTAGAAAAACTTTTTACTTAAAGTTATTCTTTAGTTGATATTTTGATAGTTTGATATCAACATATCAATATACCAATCTGTGGAGTCGGGGGGATTCGAACCCCCGTCTTACCAGCTTTCACCATAAAGTCGTCTACAAGTTTGGATAGTTTTTCTTTAAAACTCTATCAAAAATCAAATGATGTTTTCGAGTCTTTCATTACGACTGAATGGAAATTAGTATTCTCCCAACCCATTCATAAAGGAGGTTCTTCTGATATGACACCACTTGTTTCCTCTATCAGATATCAAGGAGTGATGGGAAGCAGAACTAAGCTGCTGCCATATATTGATATTCGTTGCCGATTATCGAGTTGTGATTCGTAAGTGAATCAGACTACTTGCACTCTATGTCAAAAATCTAGCAATCGATTCCATGTCGACCCCATAAGTATAAATATAATAAATTAATTAAATATAAGTCAAGCCTTTTTTTAGGATTCGCCGACTTGTCCAGGAGTTATTTTATCTTTGTGTTTTTTTAACTCATCTTCAAATTCTTTTAGGTCTTCAAACCTATCCATATATTCTTCAACAAGTTCTTTAATTGTAGCAACCTTTTCTGAACTTACATATGGTTGTTTTTTGGAAATATGAAACTCTTCTTCTAAGGTTGGTGGTTCTGTGATTTCTAATTGTTTTAAAAATTCAACAATGGTATTTCCCTGTTTAACCAGTTTAATCATTAACTTTCGATTATCATATTCCATGTCTTCTAAATGTGTTAATCTATAATCTATGTCTTTTATTAAATCTTTAAGTGTAGTATTTTTTGCCATAGCTTTTTCCCATTGTTTATTATAAATATCAAACTAATAGGTAAAAAAAGAATAAAATGAACAACTGTGATTGAAATCATATAAAAAATTAAAGCAACGATGTAGGGTAGAATATATAATATATCTTTAAACATTAATTTGAATGTCGGAGAGTTTCCAACCTCCTGACTCTATCAATGGTATTGCTTTCTTATATTTTATAACTTTTGTTTCAGTTCCATCTGTAATTGTAACTTTTTCGTTTCTTCCTATTTTCTTTGGAGCATTAACACCATTGACTATAGGATCTCTTCTAAACTCTCTATCAAACATTGTGATTCCATCTAAATGGTCTATCTCATGTTGAACACATACACATTCAAAAGCATCATTGACATCTTTACTGTCTGCTGAAAAAGATAATACTTCATCGTGGTTGTCAGCTTTTACTTTGATTGATACATGTCTTTGTGTTTTTATATGTTTTTTTGGAAACGATAAACAAGACTCTGCAAATATAAATGTATCTTCAGATTTTTCTACTATGACTGGATTAACCAATGCTATAGGTTGTTTAACATTGATAACACAGACTCTTTTATTAATACCTATTTGATTTGCAGCTAAACCAATACCATTACCTGCAGCAGTCAATTCATTAAAAAGTTGTGATGATATTTTTTCACCCTCTTCTAATGTTGTATTTTCTGAAATTAATTTTAATTTATCTATATCATCTTTTATAATATTACTTATCATTTATTTTTTACCTCTTCTTGCTTTTTTTCTTTTCTTCCATTTATTTATATCTCTTTGTAACTTTTGGTCTGCTGTTAACTTCTTTCTTTTCTTTGGTGGTTTCACTTTAGTAGGTGGAAGAGTTCCCTTTAATTCAGGTTGTTCTTTTCCCTTATGAAACACATTACCATCTTTGTCAACAAACTCATTCATAAAATGCCAACCGGCAGGACGACCTGTAGGTTTATATTGTTTTGTTTGAAACGACTGTGGATATTTAATCATATCAATCATAGTTACACATTTACTACAAGTTATATAACCAACAGGATTGTCTACCTTTTGATATTCGCAACAAAATTTACACTGCATATGTTTTTGTCCATCTTCATCAACATATGAATGTCTTTCAGGTTTAAAATTTTTAAATCCGTGTTTTTTTATTTGTTTTATATCGTGTTCTCTTGACATTTTTATCATCCTATTAATATAGTCATATATGCATATATATGTCAAGCATTATTTTTTCTTACGATTTTTTTTTTCTTTGTATTTTTTACCAAGTTGGTTTTTATCGACTGTCATCCCATAACCATCATAATAAACTGAGTGTTGATGATGTACAGCACAATGTTTTGGACATTGATATTTTTTATCGACTATTACTATAGTGTCTTGGTAGTGATAGGGTTGAGGACCCATAACATCATCTATGTAACCTATAGTAAAGGCTAATATAATCATTATTAAATCTTCGTTCCCAACTCCTATCTCCGTTATACTTTTCTAAAAAATACCCATACTCCTATGTTAAGTGCACCTATAAAAAGATTAAACCACCAATCACCTTGTGCGTATAAATACATATTGTAAATACCAATGAATAGATTTAACCAAGCTGAATATCTAATTGCTTCCTGTCTTTCTGGTGACATTATTCATCTTCTTCTTTCTTAGGTTTTTGTTTTTCATCACGAGCCTTGTTACAATCTTCTACTGAAAATTTATCATCATAAATAAACTGATAATCATTCTCTTCAAGAAGTTTGTAGACTCTTTCGATTGGAATAAAATATCCCATATGAGTTATAGCATCAGCTGAGAATCCCATTGGTTGAATTGATATTCTCGATGGTATGCCAATGTACTCATATCTCTTTCTATTGTCAGACCATCTATAAACTGCTCCACCACTATTACCAAAGATAGTTGGTGCTGATGACATCCAATATTTGTATGAGTCAATCTCATCATCCATATAAGTTATCATACCCTCAGAAGCAACTGGTGGATGTCCAAGTGAAGCACCTACAGCATAAGACTTATCAAAGATATGAACATTATCTAAATCATCAAGTGGAAACATATTAGCAACCCAATCAGCTGTGTTCTCTTTATCTCTAACTCGTAGTAGTGCCCAATCTTGTCCACCATCGACTTCACTATATGCAACTATGTCCGCCTCAACTGCAAAAGAACCTACTGTGTGGGAATAGTTATTATATCTGAAAAACTCAACGAACACAGTATCTAATTTTTCTTTGTCAACTTTTCTTTTAAGAACTGAATCCCATTTCTTTTCAATCTTTACACTATCAGAAATAACATGATGATTAGTTATTACATATGTATAAACTTCACCTTTGTATTCTTTAGAGTAAACTACTGTACCACTACCACCAGCTTTTTTAGTTCTAACCCTAACTGTAGGGTAAAACATCTGTTCGTGTTTTTGGATTATTTCTTTACTTGCTTTTGCCATAACTATTCTCCCACTTTGATTATTGTTTTATTAATTCCCACTTGTATATAAATATATATAATTTATAAAATCAGAGGGAATATGATGTAAGGTAAGCGGGATACCCTCACATCATTCCACTCTGATTCCGGGACATCCCTGTCACTTTGCTATAAATAGTATTTAAATATTGAAAACAAAAAAGGTTTCGAATAACGAAACCTTTAATGTGATGAAGATAACAAAAATATAACCTGTTTATAATTCTTCAAACTCTACATCTATAACCTCATCTAATATAAAATAGATATTTTGAGAATTTCTTATAACCATATCAGCACCATAATTTGATTTCAAGGTAGATGGGTCATCGATACGAGACCCATCTACTTTAGCTTTTACTACCCACTTCTTTTCTTGAAAGTCAAGTAACTCCATTAAGATATTTTAACAGAATGTTTTTTTGGTTGTTCTGGTTCAATCTTTGGTATAGATATAGTTAATATACCATCTTTAAATTTAGCTGATACATTACTACCATCTAAATGTTCTCCAAGATTAAAGGACCTTGTGAACGCTGATTGTTTTAATTCTCTTGTGATACATTTACCATCACCAAAAGTTAATCCATGCTTATCACCTTTTATTGTAAGAACTTGTTCTTCAACATCTACTTTCACATTACTTTTATCTAATCCAGGAATTTCTGCTAAGATAGTAATCTTTTCATCATGTTCGTAGACATTTACTTTTGGATAAGCACCTTGATTGAAAGACACTCCAGTTTCTTCTTTAAAAGTTGGAAATGTTTTACTCACAAGTTCATCGAATACTTTATCGAATGGTGTTAAAAATTCATCTCGGTTGAGATGTGCTGGGTTTACTCTAAATACTTTAGTCATTTTATTTCTCCTATGTTTAATTAACTATTTAGTCTAATTACGATTATCCTCACTTGAGCGACAATCTCTACTATATATGGTACAATAATTGTACCAAAGTCTTTATCCGAATACTCTTGTCGTAATATCTGACAATCTGTCAATAGTCATATATTTTTTCTGACTTTCTTGATTCCAAGTTTGTCTCATACAGATAGGTCTTCCATAAGCAACAGACCTGTCATTGAATATATCTAACTTTTCTGGAGAGTCATCAATTAATACATCAACATCAACAGACCATTTTTCTTTGGTGTAATGTTTTTCTTTAAAATCAAAACCATGTTCTTCCAACCAAGCATCTGTTGGTTCAATACAATGATCTCTTTGAGCAGATACCAAAACTAACTCGTGTCCATTTCTTATAGCCCACGCTTTAAGTATCGGCCAATCTTCTACAGCCGTCTTTATAGGATTAGCGACAGCTCCAAAGAAATCTAAATAGTTATCTTCGAAAACATATTTCTCTGTTTCTGCTTCAGTCCAAAATGGTAACCAAGTTTCCCAATCCCAAGATTCAGGAACAAGTATTTTATCCGCATGTTCTGGATGTGTTGTTTTGATTCCATCAATTAAATCAGGAATAAAATCTCTTAATACACCATCACAATCAATTCCTATTCTCATTTTATTGTCTCCTTTATATTTTCTAATTTAAATTCTAACCATAACTTTAATAATTTAATTATCTGATAACTAATTGTTACAACATACCACATAACAGGTATCAGAAATATTATCCATAAATCATTCATTAAATTCACCTCTCAATTCTTGATAAAATTTCATACCTGATATAGCAAGAACTTTTAGTACATCATCTGCTAAATCCTCGATAGAGTTCATATCATCCATCTTGGTTCTACCATCATTCAATCTGTTAATCAACATCTCTACCAATTTGAACTTGGTATAGTTGTGAACATCTTCAAATGTTTTATTTTTATCTTCCATTTTCTTTTACCTCATATAGTTTGTTAAAAGTTTTTTCATCCATCTGTTTCCTTCTGATAAAAAATAGTGTAGCGTTCTCTAAACTATCAGAGTGTATTCTATCTATTGCTTCATCAGAACTTTTTAATAATAATTCATATATCATTTTATTTCTCCAAGAATTTTTTGTTCATTGTTTTAGCCACTTGCATCATATTAGTAGCGTTGATAAACTCAGCATCTTTCCCATACATCGCTGTGAAAGATTTGTTATCTGAATCATAACTATAGTCACCACCAATGAAATAACTCAACACACTAATACCTTTAGCTCTCATGTTACCAACCATTTTAGCAGTATGTCTTTCAGCCGAATCACCTTGATATTGAATGTCATTGTTACCATAGTAAGGTTGTCCATCAGAAAAGTTGATAAAGTAACTATCTTGATTAGAGTTACCTGGAATCAAATCTTTCTCAATAGCTTCGAAACATAATCCTTCAGGAGTAGTTCCACTAACCTCAAGAGCCGAGAAAAGATTTTTAACCTTAACTAACTTGTCTGTTCTTGAATCATAACAAACCATAATCATAGGAACATCAGAACCTTGACTTCTACCATATCTACCACCACTATGAGTAGTTCTGATAGTCATCACGACATCAATGTTACCAGCCATATCACAAGCCTTAATCATAGCCACTGCACTTGTCATAGCTTTGTTCCACTTGTCACCTGACATAGAACCACTAGCATCAACAGAGATATGTAAGTAAGCTTTGTTATATCTTTCAGTAAGAGTGTGAGAGAAAACATTTGAATTTCCGAAACCAAGTTCAGCAATCAATCTCTTGTCAATCCTACCTGAATCTTGTCTTGAAAATTTCAACTGAGACTCCTCACCTCTAACTTGTAATTTTCTACCCAACATAGTTCCAAGTCTTAAACCTTCTTCAACAAAGTTGTATCTACTATACTCACTACCATATCTACTTTGATTGTAAGAACAAGCACAACTGAATTGGTCTGAATCAATAAGTGATTGAGTCATTTTTTTAATAACCAAACATTTAGTACCAGAACCAGTAGTACCACTCCAATAATTTTTTGGAATGTCATTTCCAACATTCTCATAAGTAGCACCTGAATCTTCAATAGATTGAATATCTTTAGATTCTTTTTTATTTAATTTTGTTTTTTGAACATCACCATCAAGAAACTTTTCTTGTTTCTCAAGATGTTTTTGTAACATCTGCTTTTGTCTTTCAGTTAGTTCAATAGAATCAGAACCATCATCGTTAGATAAATTTTCTGATGGAGCAACTGAATCAGAATCTAACATATCTTGAAGTTCTTCATCAGAGATAGTGTTACCTTCACCTGAACCATTACCCTCTTGAGAATCACCATTTTCTGAACCCTCATCACCATTCTGTGATTGAGAATCATCTGAATCATCTTGAACTTTAATAGGGTCGATGTTAAGAAGAATAATTGACATCACATCACAAGCAACATTGAAAGCCTCATTGGTGTCTCTCATTAAACCTTTTTGAATCCTACCTAAATCAATAGTCGAATAAATTTCTTTTAAACCTTTAAGAGCACCTAATTGTCTGTTAGAGTTATGAAGGTTAATAATTCTGAACATATAAGAATCAATACATTCAGTTCTGAACTCTGATGACAACAAACCTTTGTCAACTTGTTTAGAATAAAAATACTTGTCATACATAGCGTGATAATAATTTTTGTAACCAGGAGAAGTTCTGAAGATGTATGAGTCAATTCTTCTATCTTCAATGTAGTTAAGAATAGATTTAACAGTGTTGATAACAGTCATTCTATCAACATTAAGTTTTTCAGCGAGAACAAATATCTCAGCAGGAATGTTTACCTCTAAATGTCTTAACAAGTCAAAGTCAGACATCTTAATATGAGAACCTTCGTGAAGAGCCAAACCAACAGCCACATCAAATTTCTTGTCATCAATGTTAGCACCGATAACAACTTTTTTACCATCGGTATAACTTTGGTCGTTTGAATTGAAGACAACAGGTATA